TGTAGGAGCAAATTTATTTTATCAGTTTGATCCTTGGTCTCTATATTTTGAAAATCCACGAGTTTCTAATAGGATTGCTAATTTTTCTTTACTGAGATGTAAATTACATTTGAAATTTATTATAAACGGAAATGGATTTTTGTATAGCCGTGCTTTAGCTAGTTATTTACCATTTTCATCTCAAGATACTTTATCTCAAAATAGAGTTGGTATTTTAAATGATATGGTTCAGGCTTCTCAACAGCCACATGTCTTTTTGAATCCAACTACAAGTAAAGGAGGGAAATTAGTTTTACCTTATTTTAACTCTACTAATAACACCTGGGTCCCTGGTTCTAATTGGGATACCCTAGGTCAAATTACGGTGCGAAGTTTTCAGCAGTTAACTCATGCTAATGGTGGTACTACAGATGTTACCATCACAGTATTAGCTTGGGCAGAAGATGTCCAATTGAGTGTTCTAACAACAGTTGAACCTGATACTTTGTCACCGCAGATGGGAAAGGAAGATGAAACAGATCAAGCCAATAAAAATGGTATGATTTCTGGTCCAGCTTCCACTATTTCTAGATGGTCTTTAGCACTTTCAAAGATCCCTCCCATCGCACCTTATGCATTGGCGACTTCTAAAGCTGCTGATGCTGTTGCTGGGATAGCTCGAATTTTTGGCTATTCCAGACCCCCGGAGACTAAGAACCCTTGTCCTTTTAAACCAGTTCAAGTTTCATCATTAGCTTTGACTACCACGCCTGATGGTACTCAGAAATTAACAGTTGATGATAAACAAGAATTAACCATTGATCCTAGGATTGCTGGTATTGATGCTGGTGATCCTATGTCGATCAAGACTATAGCGATGCGTGAGTCTTATTTAACACAATTCGCTTGGAATGTTGGGACAGCTCCGGGAACTTTGTTGTGGAATGCAAGAGTGGATCCCGTTACCTGGGCTTTTACAGCCTCAGATGGCGGATTTCATTTTCCAGCTTTCGCCGCAGCAGCTCTACCTTTTACATATTGGACAGGTACTTTGAATTTTCGATTTCAAATTATGTGTTCGTCTTTCCATAAAGGTAGACTTAAAATCGTTTACGATCCGAACTGGATTGCGACCGATGAGTATAACACCAATTATATCCAATTAATTGATATTGCAGATGAAAATGATTTTACAGTGTCAATTACTAATGGACAAGATAGGACTCTATTGACCCATCACTTACCGGGAATAGATTCTTATACACAGTTATACTCAACAACACGATATACTTCGAAAGAAGATGGAAATGGAGTAGTAGGAGTTACTGTTCAAAATGAACTCACTGTTCCAAATTCAACTGCAGCAACAAATGTTAATGTTAATGTATTTGTTTCTGCTGGAGAAGACTTCGAGGTATTCGTGCCTGACGATTATTTTGCTTCATTTGTATTTAAACCTCAGATGGGTTTTGAAGCCCAGTCTGGAGTTGAACAACCAAATGCTATGGGTAATAATGAGATGGATAAGCCAGAAGACAAATCTGCTAATCCTTTTATGGATACTCAAGACCCATTAACGAATATACATAAAGTATATACAGGTGAAGTAATTAAATCGTTTCGACCACTACTCAAGAGGTACAATTTACATTCAGCTATTAGTGCATTTAAAACTAGTAATGCGTCCATTAGGTATCGCAGTGCTATGTTTCCATTTCTTAGAGGAAATGTTGCTAATGCTGTTCATCAAACATCCGCCACGGATCCATATAATTATTGTAACACTTTGCTTTTGCATTGGGTTACTGAGATGTATTCCGGATGGCGTGGATCTATTAGATATAAGTTTGTACCACGAGGTAGTGCTAACCTTACTGCTAGACTGATGAATTGGATGGTTCAAAGAAGTCCAAACCGAGATGGTTTATCACAATATGACCTCTCTATAGGAGGATGGTCAGCTTTTACAAATACAAGTAATGTAGCTGAAAGTGTGGTATACGATCCGGCATCAACGTTTGTTCCATTTCATGGTCATAACGGTAAGGCTATAACAACACTCAATATTAATCCCGCATTAGAATTTGAAGTTCC